GAGGAGGGTAATGAGACTAGGAGTTATGTGCTCTGGAAACGGAAGCAACTTTGAGAACATAGTACACTCATGTCCTAAGCATGATGTCGTGCTTATGATCTACAATAAAAAGAAAGCTAAAGCAAAGAAGAGAGCAGACCTGCTTGACATTCCCTCATGCTATTGTAAGAATGAGGATGATATCATTACATTGATGAATGCGTATCAAGTAGATATGATTGTCATGGCAGGATGGATGAAGATTGTTTCTAAGAAATTTACTGATGAGTTTGCAGGACGCATTATAAATCTTCACCCTTCTTTGTTGCCTAAGTATAAGGGACTCCATGCTGTAGAGCAAGCACTTAAAGCAGGTGAAGATACTACAGGATGTACTGTTCATTTTGTTAATGAATACCTTGACTCAGGTGCTATAATAAAACAACAAGAAGTACCTATTCTACCTGGTGAAACTGTTGAGTCATTGACTAGAGCAATTCAACAGGCAGAACATTACCTTTTACCCCTAGTGATCAATGCTTTCTAGTAGCTACAGATTAAAACTAACTGACATCTGTTGTAGAATGATTACAACAGATGGAGTACCAGTGACTTTAGATGAAAGAATCTGGATGAACAAACTTATTCAACATAATAATCATGCAAGAAACCTTGTGGAAGGGCTATGTGGAAGCTCTATACAAAACCTTCCCTGAACTAGAAGTAAAGGAAGAGTGGGCAAGATGGGAGGCAAAGGGTGCTACTTTAAAAGCAGACATCCGTAGTGGTGGTCATTTTCTTAAGGCAAGAGAAGCACTGATCACGGATCCTAGATCTGATATCTACAATACTATACTGTATCCTAAGACAGGTGCTAACCTTCCTTGCTTTGGTATGGATCTAATGAAGTTTAGTGAGAAGAAAGTTATAATAGTATTTGACTTCCAGCATCCAGTTGAGAACTATCTGTTCTCAGTTGATACATTACCAAAGGATACTGGTGAGTATAGATTCTTTGAGATGGGTAATCATTTCTCTGAGAATATATTTGTACGGTACTGTACACCTGATTCAGTTAACACATACTTACCTACCTTTAAATATTATCTGTCAAAGTATAGAGAGATGATAGATGATACTAAACCTGAAGGAGAAGATACCACTGTGTATCATGACTTTGATACTTACATGACTGAGTTGGATCCTGTTAGAGGATATCTTACAGCAAAGTTTGGTAAGGATAAGTCAGAGTCATTTGTAGATGACTTTTTATTCAGTTACAAATGAGTATTGTAATAGATCCACCTCAATTTTTATTTCCTGAGAAGGTTGTTACCTCCTTTGATAATAATTTTGATTCCTATAGGGATGATATGGTTAATTGGATGGTGGATTATAGTAAAAGAAATCCAACAGTAGAGAGAAGTAATTATGGTGGGTATCAGAGTGGAGATCAATTTTATTTGGAAGATTCTTTTGCTCCATATATGAATCATATATCTGAACACATTACATCTACAGTTGGTGAATATGTTAGGGAAGGTGCTACTATATCAGAAGATATTATAAAATTAAATAATATGTGGTTTAATTTTAACAATAAGAATTGTTATAATGTGACTCATGTTCATCCAGGATGTATATTGTCTGGAATTTTATGGGTACAGGTTCCTGACAATGATCGTCCTGTTATCTTTGAATCAACTAATCAATACGCAAAGGGTACATACTGTGATGATCTTATAAAACCATTCAATCCTACACCAGGAACCATGTGTATATTTCCATCACATTTACCTCATAGAGTTGATATAAATCATACTAAACAGACTCGTATATCAATTGCATTTAACTTATGGGCTCCTTAACTGAAACTACTGACAATTTTTTAGAACGAGAATACTTTGATCGTATTGTTGATAATGTGTCTATGCCTAACTTCCCTTGGGGATTCCAAAAGGATGTAGCTGAAGTAGATGAAGATCATAATGATCATTTTTATTTTGTCCATAGATTGTATGAGAATTATATACCAGAGAGTAGTTTCTTTGATGAGTTGCGACCATTGCTTGATCAAATGGGGGTCGCTTCTCTTATTAGAATGAGGTTATTATTATATGTCAATCAAGGAAAGCAAATTATACATGATAGACATATAGATAAACCTTATTCTCATAAGGCATCATTACTTTATTTGAATACTAATAATGGTTTCACAGAGTTTGATGATGATACAAGGGTGGATTCTATAGAGAATAGGTTAGTTACTTTTGATGGATCAGTACATCATAGCAGTTCTACTTGCACTGATAAAAAGAATAGACTTGTATTAGCAATTAACTATTTCTGATAAATAACTTGGAAGCGTCTAAGCCTAGATAATGCCTACCGCAATTAAGCCAAAACGAAGTACTACCATCGGACAGATTCCAGGTCTGTCCGATCTCCAAGACGGAGAGATGGCGATTAATATTGTAGACCAAAAGATCTACATTAGAAATGGAGATAACATTGAAACGGTTGCATCTGCTGCTACTGGTGCGGTTCCTGTATGGAATTACCAGAATGCTAATGCAGCATTTGTTGTTAACAAACGGTACATTCTTGATACAACTAATGGAGAATTAACTTTCTCGATGCCCACCGTGGGTTTATCGGTTGGAGATAGTATTGAAGTACATGATGCAGCGAACACTTGGCACATAAATAATGTTATTATCACTGACGCTGTGAATAAATTTCGTGATGCTATCGGAAATATAGAGGAACCACCTCTAATTTTAGATGTATCTACGATAACTGTTATGCTTTTATGGAACGGATCTTACTGGAGTATTGTTAGCTAATGGCCCTCTCACTAAGTAACTCACACTTCCAACCGAAGGACTCAAAAGGATACTATGTGTATGCTTTGAGAAGAGATGCAGATGATATGCTTCATCTTACTAAGGTGAGTACTGCATCAACAACTGAAACTTTTGAACCATTTAGATTGGATGGAACTCAGGTTGAAGGCTTTGGAGATTACGAGGATTATGTGGAAGAAACCACTGAACAAAAATCCAAGAGCAATCATCCAATGGATAAATATCAACAGATCCGTTACGATAGGCGTAACATAAATTATTTCCTAGACAATGATGGATACTTAGTCCTTCAAGTCAATGGATCCCACACATACTCTGGACCTGTATAGAGATCACTAAAAATGGCAGAATTTAGACTTGGCAGACTGAAGTTCAACTGGCGTGACGCATGGGTTGGTTCCACTGCGTATGTCATCGACGACCTTGTTAGGTTCGGTGCGAACTCATATGTCTGTGTAGGTAACCATACCTCACAAGCCCTTGCGGCAAACTTTACTAGTGATGCTGCCTACTGGCAACTTCATACAGGTGGTTTTGAATCTAAAGGAGACTGGACTGCTTCAACTGCATATGTACAAGATGATATCGTCAAAGAAGGCGGTAACATGTACATCTGTACAAACCAGCATACTTCATCTGGTTTATCAAGTCAATTTGAAGGTACAGATTTACCTGCGAATTGGAAATTATTTCAAGAAGGTCTTAACTTTGTTGGTGCGTATACTACTAACACATACTATGGTGTTAACGATGTAACACTCTTTGGTCCAAGAGAGTATCGTTGTACAGCATCATTCCAAACACCAGTTGACTGGATAGAATCCGTAGATGGTACAGTTGCTGGTTCAGATGCATTCTTCCCACCAGCAGAGAACTTTGCACAGATCTCTTCTGGTTATGAAAACAAGGGTGCATATCTTGGTACAGAAAGATATCAGAGAGGAGATATTGTTGAATGGAAAGGGTCTACTTATGTTGCTATAAGTTCTAACCCTAGAATTAAACAACCTAACGAGAACACAGATGACTGGTCATTCCTTAACCTTGGTATAGGTACAGGTGGTCAGGATGTTTATGATGATAGTGCTGCTTATTCTAAAGGTCAGATTGTAAGATTTGGTGGTAACACTTATCAAGCTGATGTGTTATCTATTTCTCCAAACAATAGACCAACTGGTATAGGTAGTACCACAATTGATAGTGGTATTAATGGTTGGGCTCTATTAAATAGAGGATTTAGTTGGACTGGTGCTTACACCACAACAACTGCATATGAGATTGGTGATATTGCTGAATATCAATCTTCAGCATACATTTCAGTTGCTTCTACCAATGTTAATGTAGAACCTGGAACATCAGTCAACTGCTGGCAAGCATTTGCTATAGGAGATAGTGCAGCACTCTTAACAACTAAGGGTGATCTATTAACTAGAAATGCAACTGGTCCAACAAGACTAGGTATCGGTACTGCTGGTACATTCTTGAAGGCAGGTAATACTAACGAAGCTGAGTGGCAATATACTGGTAAATTAACTAAGATCTATTATGTTGACCCTGAATTAGGACAAGACACTAACTCTGGTGAGTCTCCTGATGCTGCATTTAAGAGTATTGCTTTTGCATGTACATCAACTAACCCAACATATGATGTAACAGGTGCGATTTATGATGGTCCTACTGGTATTTGTACCATCACTGCTGCAGGTCATAACTTATTCCCTGGTGGTGAGGTTAAGATAACTGGACTAGCGTTCACTTGTGACTCTGGTTTAGGTCCATCATCTGTCTTCCCGAATGGTAAGACTGGAGACTTCTTCTTCGGAGTTGAAAGTGTTATCGATCAGAATACATTTAGTGCAATGGTTGGTCCTTCAACCTTTGCTCACACCTATGTGTCTGGTGGTCAAATAAGAGATGCTGCTCCAATTATCCTGAAGCTATCTGCTGGTACTTTCGATGAAGTACTACCAATGACATTGAATAAGAACTTCTCCATTGCTGGTGATGTTCTTAGAGGTTCTACTATTAGACCTGCTTCTGGATTATCAACTGATGGTGTTACACCAAACAACCGTTCGACCATGTTCTATGTGTCTGACGCTGTAACAATCCAAGGTATCACGATGCGTGGTATGGAAGGATTTGATTATGATGAGAACGACCCATTCAACACTGCTAAGATGCAGAACAAGGTTGGTGTTGGTACTACTGCATGTGGTGTCTATCTAAGATTCAACCCAGAAGAGTCAGTTATTAAGAGGTCTGCATATATTAAGGACTGCACATGCTTTGGACATAATGCTACTGATGGTAGTGGTCATGGTGGTGCTATCGGTGTCTACCTAGAAGGTGGTGTACACCATAAGAACCCTGAAGGTAAGGGTTATAAGTCAATGGTGTTTGACTCCTTCACCAATGTTATGTCAGGTGGTGTCGGAATTTACCTAGAAGATGACGCTGTTGCTGAGATTGTATCCTGTTTCACTTACTACTGTGCATACGGTTACATTTCAGACACTGGTTCAGAGATTCGTTCTCTATCAAGTAACAACTCTTATGGTACTTACGGTGCTCTTGCAGTTGGATTCTCTACTCATGAAGTAGGAAGACCTGGCACACTGTACGGTGATAAGATGGCTCTACTTGCTGGTCAAACAGTAGGTACAGTTGCTGTTGGTGCTACCCTGCGTGGTGCTGAGTCAGGTGCTCGTGCTACATTAACTAACGACCAGTCATCTAGTGACTCAATTTACTTTAAATACTGGGTTGGATTTGGTAATACTTCCAGCGATCCTGCCACCTGCAACGGTGCAGTAGGTATGGGTACTACAGTATTCAAACCAGGAGAGAGGGTAGAAATTGATTCTGTTGGTTCTGGTGGTACAGGATTTACTATAATTGCATCTGCATCTGATTCTATTAAAGGACAGCAAGGTATCTTGTTAGAGTTAGCAGGTTTAACAACTTCACTAACGGTTGGTGATGCACTTGGATTTACTACTACAGGTATAGGATTCTCTGATCCTAACTCTTACATCGTTAGAACTGCTTCTAACTATGTACAACCAACTGAGGCAGATGTACACGACGCAATATATTCACCTCAGACTGGTATTATGACAGTCTATACAACGACTAATCATAACCTAGAGTTTGGTGACTTTGTAAGAATTAAGACTGGATCACTTTACTTCCAATGTCAAGTAGGTGGTGGTGATTCTGCTGCATATCCAAGAGTAACTGACCCTGCTAACGACATTCCACTTCAGATTTCTGGAGTTGGTAACACATTCTTCTCAGTTCAGGTACTGAATGATAAGAACAGTGCTACTGAAAATGTACCATCAACCTTCACAGGTGTACACACATACATTGGTGGTGGTGGTGTTGGTAAGACATCTGTTGGTGCTATCACTCTTGGTGATGGTAGATCTACAGTTAACATTGCTCCAGGTAAAGGAGCATCTCCAACTATAGGTATGGATGATCAGCGAGTCGTGATGAGAAGTAAGTTCTCTAAGATTCGTCTAACAGGTCATGACTTCCTATTGATTGGTACAGGTAATACAACTACTACCAACTATCCAAATGTAGATGAGAACAGTGCTGCTCAAGGTAATGAGGTTAACACAGTCTCACCTGGTAGAATCTACTTTGTATCTACTGACCAAGGAGGTAACTTCAGGGTTGGAGAATACTTCTCAGTTAACCAGTTAACTGGTGCTGCTACCTTGGACGCTTCCGCATTCAACCTTTCTGGTTTGACAGAATTGAAACTGGGTGCTATTGGTGGTCAGATTGGTGAATCTATTAGTGAGTTCTCCTCTGATGAAACAATGGGTGGAGACTCTAACGCTGCTTGTCCTACAGAGAAAGCAGTTCGTGGATTCCTAACAAGAGGTAGGATGGACAATACTTCTGGTATGTTGGTTCCTCCTCGTGGTACTCAAGCTTCTAGACCTACTGCTGGTGATCTATTAGAAGGTGGTATTCGTTACGATACTGATGCAAATGGAATTGAATTCTATAACGGTGCAGATTGGTTACCTCTAGGTGCATACGCTAATGTGACTACATCAGGTAACACAACTCTTACTAACAGACAACAGTGTTTTGCTAACACATCTGGTGGTTCATTCACTGTCACCCTACCTGGATCTCCAGTTCAAGGTGATAGCGTTAGAATCTTTGATGCTAACAGTACATTCGATTCTAATTCATTAACGATTGGTAGAAACGGTAACCCAATCATGGGTGCTAACTCAGACATGACAGTAACTACTGAAGGTGCTGCTTTTGAATTGGTCTTCTACGATGGAACACAAGGATGGAGAATTATCACCATCTAATTCCCAATGGGAGTGTCTACCACTCCCTTTTTGTTATATTTTGCTAAATACTAATACGGAATTGCTAAACCAATGGCTGATTATCAAACTTATAAAAAGATAGATGGAGGGGATGCTGTAATAGCGAACTCACTAGGACCAGCACAGGTCTCAGGATTTTCCACTGCTGTAACAGAACAATATATGTTCTGGAATGATACTTATTGGAGTGGACCTAACGGTGGTTGTTGCTGCCTTTGGACGGTTCCAGGTAAGGTTCTTACTATTAAGTTTGAAATGAGAGGTGGAGGAGGATCAGGTGGTCCTGCTCGTTGCTGTCAAACTAACCGTGGAACGCCTGGTGGTTCTGGAGCATATGTTTCTAAGACTATACACTCTCATAAGGGAGACTTTACACCAGGAGGTACACAATATACTATCTGTGCTGGTGGATCTAGTCAGTGTAGTTGTTGCGGTTGCTGTAATGGTAGAAGAGGTTGTGGAAGGACGGGATATACATCATATGTTCAAGGATCAGGAGTAAGTAATTTATGTGCAGTTGGTGGAGCATACGGTTACCAAAGATGTGGTGGTTGGTGTTACAACTGTGGATATCATAAACAGTGTGCTACCTGCTACGGTGAGTGTGTTGCTTGTGCGTTTGGATATAGTAAAGGTGACTGTGGTGGTGGTGAATTTGGTTTGATGGGTGGTATTTCTATGGAACATAGTAACTACTACTGTCATACACAACACTGGGCATCTGCGGTTGGATCTGGTGGTCCTTGGTCATCACCTACTACACATAGTAGATCATTCTGCTCTACTGGTCCTATTCGTGGATGCTGTCAAGCACACTCCATGTTCCCTGGTGGAGGTGGATACGCTGCTTCTACACAAGGTAGTCAGTGTTGGGGAGATTGGGGACAAGGTGGTATCGTTGTTGTTACTACTTGGTCTTAATAAATAACAAATGAGGGAGCAAACCTGAACAAAACAAATGGCACAAATTACTAAAACTATAATCTTTCCAGTACCTACAGTCTGGATGGGACAAGATCAAGATGATACCAATGTAGGTATTGAGACTTATACTGGTCCTGATAAAATCTTTATTGATTATTATAAGGAAGTACAGGGTGTAGGTGGTACATTTGATTTACCATCTAATGCTAGTAGAAATGTATTCCAAACTTGGGATGCAGATCAACCAGATTACCCCTCTACTTTTGTTCCTGTAGATTGTGTGAGAATAGAATTAGATGCTACTAAGTTTCCTTTACATGCTGCTGCCATGTGGGGAGGTATAGCACCTCCTAATGTTGTAGAAATTCAAGCTGGACCTGCTGAAGATCCTAATCCATTCATAATGGATCCTCATTCATTCTGTGAAACATATGATATGAGATCATTCTATTGGGACAAAACCCAAAACAGTGGTGCTGGTGGATGGTCTACTCCTAAGTTCTCTCATGTTTTAAATGATGGATCTGATCCTGCTGATATAGAATTTGATAGTGCATCATTCATGTCTTGGACTGATATAAGAAAAGAAAGAAATCTTTTATTAGAAGCTTGTGATAACCGTATAGCTGGTGACCTACCAGAGGGTACATATAAAGAGTCTTGGAAAGCATATCGTCAGAAGTTGAGGGATCTTCCTCTTGATTGGGCTGGTATTGGTACTGCTACTCACTTGATTGCTTGGCCAATGGATCCAGATCAACAAAAAGATTGGGCAGAGTTTATGACCACTAATCCTGAACATGTCGGTAGACCTGCAGGAAAGTAGACCCGAAACGAAAATGAACTTTTAGTTACCAAAATTCGGGAAAAAAAATCCCGAATTTTTTTTGACCTACAGGATTTTAAAAAATGTCATCTACATTTGAACTTAATAATGACCTAGAAATAAAGGTCGCTCGTGTATGTGGAAGGAGTCTAGTAGTTGTTGATAACTTCTATAAGAATCCAGACGAAGTTCGACAATTAGTTATTGATAATAGAGATAATCCAATAGCAGTGGGAGATCCAGGACATCTTCCTGGAACTAGACTTTTTTTAGATACTGTACGAGTAAGAGACAAGTTATATAAAATTTATCAGACCCTTTGTTCTGATAAAGATCTTTGGGTATCAGGTAGAAGATATAATGAAGACAAGTTTACTAGTGAGTTTCGTAACCTTAGATTTAGTGTTAATATTATAAATGATCGTAGTCTATCGATGATGAATGATATTCATCGTAATACTAATATGTATGGATTGATCCCTCATCAGGACTCTTATTCTCTTCTTGGTGAACCATATATTAATCCCCAGATTCAATTTGGATCTGTTATCTATTTAAATACCCCAGAAGAATGTCGTGGTGGTACTAATGTATATACTTTCAGAGGTGAAATAAGTGTACCTCAGATACCTAGTAATATTTCTACTCCAGATTCAGTTAGTGATTTTCTAGAGAATAATCCTGAGTGGAAGGTTGCTCACACCTTTGAAATGGTGTATAATAGAATGGTATTATACCAAGCTGAT